GGCTCATCAACATCACCATACTCAGACCCACCGTTACACCCGAATCCACACAATTCGAGGCCGGCATCAAAGAAGGCCGCGCCGATATCGTCCGCCAAATCATGGCAAACATTGAACTAGCAGAACGAGGTATCGACTAATGAGTGAAGAACAAGAAGTCCAGGCGCCAGCCGAAGCCGCACAAACGGAAGAAACACCCAAGCCCGCCGAGGAGGCGATACCAGGCGCGTCACTATTATCGGACCCCGAGTCCGAACAGGGTGATAAGGATATCCCCGAATGGTTCAAACAGGATAAATATAAAACGGTCGAGGACCAGGCTAAAGCGTACATCGAGCTCGAGAAGAAGGTGGGCGGATTCAAAGGCGCACCAGAGGATGATTACTCTGTGCCAGATGTCGGGGGCCTTGATGAGGGCGTCCTCGAGGACAATGCAATGGTCGCCTGGTTTAAGGAAGCAGCCCGCGAGTCGGATATGGACCAGGAAACCTTTAACCGGTTTGTGAGTGGTTACCTGTCTGCCGAGCAGCAGCTCATCACGTTCAACCGGCGGCACGAAATGGCCGCCCTGGGCGATAACGCCAAAGCCCGCCTAACCGACCTGGCGGACTGGGGTCAAGGGAATCTATCAGAGGAACAGTGGGAGATATTCAAAGGCGTTGCGTCTACTGCGGTGGGTGTTGAGTTGTTGGAGTCGATGATTGGTAAAACGAGAGAGGCGAAGCTCGCTCGGGACCCGCAAGCGCGGACGATGGATGGTACGGATACCTCCGAGGAGTTGCGTCAGATGCGCTATGCCAAGACCGAAGAAGGGCAGCTCCGTATTGCTATCGACCCCGAATATAAGCGCCAGGTCGATGCGGCCTATGCCCGCAAGTACGGTGAAGCGATGGTATGAAAAAGCGTGAGTTCCTGTTTCCTGCGGTGATGATTGCGTTGATTATCGGCATCCCGATAGGCATTGTCCTGTGGGTAAATTTCACATTTCTGTAAATTGTTGAACCCAACGTATAAATAGATACAATTCGTATCCATAGGATCAGCAAAGGCTGACACGGCGGACACCTCGGTGCTTGTGAATTTGCCGAGCCCGCGACAGTAACAGTTTGAGCTGATAGCTCTTTAGTAGTGGATACCTCGATCCTTATCGAGCCCATGAACGGAGTCGGATCACACGGCACGCACGCCGTGAGACTTCGGCCCGCGCAGCGGACACCCGAATGTCGAAAGGCGCCAGGCGCAAGCCCGGCATTTTTTAGACATTGATGAGGATCAATTACTATGTCCGTTAATCTGTCACCAGTCGCGGTGACCCAGTTTGATGATGACGTCAAGCACGCATTTCAGACTGCTGGGGCACTCCGCGACACCGTAACAGTGCGTAATGGCGTAGTCGGTGATATCTATAAATTCCGTAAAATGGGTAAGGGTCTTGCTAACCAGAAGGCCACCCAGGCGGATGTCACACCGATGGACGTTTCGCACTCTCTCATCACTTGTACGCTTGAAAACTGGAACGCGCCAGAATATACCGACATATTCGACGCTGCCGAAGTCAATTTTGACGAGCAGCGTGAACTAGCGCAGACCATTGCGGGGGCGTTGGGTCGCCGCGTGGATCAGTTGATTATCGACGCCCTGGGCGCCGAGTCGAGCCCGGCGGGTACTATTTCCCACGGTTCGGCTGGCATGACTGTGGCGAAGGTGGTCGAAGCGTCCAAGTATCTCAACGACAAAGGTGTGCCCTCGGGCGACCGGCATTTTGCGGTAACGGCTGGCGGCCTTGAGGACCTGCTCAACATCTCCACGGTCACAAGTTCCGACTACAACAGCGTCAAGGCGCTGATGTCCGGCGAGCTGAATACCTGGATGGGTTTTGCTTGGCACATCATCGAGTCCCGCGACGAAGGCGGCCTGACTGTTTCTGGCGGTACGACTGAAGGGTTTGCCTGGCACCAAAGTGCCATAGGTCTTGCGGTTGGAATTGATATCAAAACCGAAGTGAATTACATCGCGCAGAAAACCTCATGGCTCTGCAACGGTGTGGTGAAGGCCGGTTCGGTATCTCGCGACGGCGACGGTTCTGTATCCGTCAGCTACCAGTAGGAGTTACACATCATGGCATACGCATTAAGTGGTTTACAGCAGGTTGGCCCTGGTGGGAAAGCTCCCCGCATTTGGGTCTATTCAACAACCGACGCGATTGCGACCGTCAATTCGTCCGGTTATTTCAACGACGCGACTGATCTTTTGCAAGTGCGCGATATTATCTGGGTGTGCGATACCAGCACACCGACGACCAATATCGTCAGCGTGCTTTCAAACGCATCGAGTGTAGTTGACATATCCGATGGCACCGCAATCTCTGAAACCGACACCGACTAATCGGTTCGGGTAACAGGTTCCTCGTTGTGGGGGGACACAACCTGAGAGGGCAGGGGCCGATCCGTCGGTCCTTGTCCTTTCGTTTTATTAGGGGTTAGGTATGGCGACCAGTATCGCAATGTGCTCGAACGCCCTGCTGATGATTGGTCACGGCACAATCTCGAGCTTTACCGAGGGCGGGGCTGGTGCTGAAGCAGCCTCGAACCTCTACAATTCAACTTACGAGGCGTTATTAACGGTTCACCGATGGCGGTTTGCCTCGGCGAAATCTCAGCTCGGACAGCTTACTGACTCGCCGTTGAATGAATGGACGTATGCGTACCAGTTGCCGTCCGGGTATCTGATGGGAATCAAGACGTATCCCGATGTTGATTATGAGGTTTTTGAAAACAAGCTCTACGCAAACGCCAACTCTGTAGCGCTTGATTACCTGTTTAAGCCGGACGAATCCAGACTCCCGCCTTATTTTGTGAAGGCCCTCGAGTACGATCTGGCGAGCCAGTTCTCGGTTCCCGTAACCGGTAATCGCTCCCTCGGTGCGTTGTATGCCGAGCGTTTCGAGATACAACTCCGTCGTGCGAAGTTTGCCGATTCACAGTCCAGGCCAATAGAGGGGATTGTTGACTCGCCATTAACTGAGGTCCGGCAATAGTGCCGAGAATTCGCACCCTACAGACGGCGTTTAACTCGGGAGTGCTTGATCCCAGGCTCGCGGCGCGGGTTGATATCAAGCAGTATTTTCAAGGCGCCGATACCGGTACGAATGTGCTGGCATTACCCCAGGGCGGATTTAAGCGCCGGCCTGGTATGGCCTACGCGGCAACCCTGGGCGCTGAGTCACGCCTGTTTACGTTCTCGTTTAATGTCGAGCAGACCTATGTGATGGCGTTCCAGAACAATGCCATCAAAGTGTATATGGATGGGGCCCTGCAGGCGACGGTCACAACCACCTATACCCTGGCACAGTGTAAGGAACTCAACATCACGCAGTCCGCCGATACCATGATAATCGTGCATGAGGACCACCAGCCGGCAAAGCTGGTTCGCGGCGCCGCACATACCAGTTGGACGCTCTCGAATATTACCCTGTCGAATATTCCACAGTTTGATTTCGGGTCCGGCGATGAGGATGTATGGAGCGCGACGCGAGGATGGCCGAAAACGGTTGCATTCTTTGAACAGCGCTTGTGGTTCGGTGGTTCACAGTCCAGGCCACAGACGTTGTGGGCGTCACAAATTGCAGACTTTTACAATTTTGATGTAGAAACCGGTGAGGACGATGACGCCATCGACGTCACGCTGGATACCAACCAGATAAACGGTATTGTCGCCCTGATGCCGTCACGGCATTTGCAGATTTTTACCATAGGCGGCGAGTTTTATATTGCCTCGAGTCCGATCACGCCTGCCAATATTGCGGTTAAGAACCAGACGAAGTTTGGTTCGGCATCGGTTCCACCTATCAATATTGACGGCGCGACGCTGTTTCTTGATTACGGCCAAAGCTCGGTTCGTGAGTTTGTATACAGTTGGGAGGAAGAAGCCTATACATCGAACAGCGCGACATTACTCGCTTCGCACCTGATTAGTACGCCGGTTGATATGGGTGCTAGGCGCGGCACATCAACCGAGGACGCCAACTATGTTTATGTCGTCAATACCGACGGCACGATGGCAGTATTCAACACACTTCGTGCCCAACAGGTTGCTGGCTGGACTAAATGGGAAACCAGCGGGACCATCGAGGCGATCACGGTAGAGGGCTCAACGGTCTGGTTTGCGGTTAAACGCACCATTAACTCGGCAACGGTCTATTACCTCGAAAAGGCGGACTCGGATACCTATACCGACGCGAACAAAAGTCAAACACAGTCCTCGAGCACGACTGTCAGCAACCTCGCGCACTTAAATGGGCAATCGTGTCGGGTTCGTGCAGATGGCGCGATTATGGCAGATGCAACACCATCGAGCGGTTCGATCACGCTCGCCAGAGCAGGCGTGGCGGTCGAAGTCGGCCTGGATTACGACGTCACTATTAAAACCATGCCGATCACATCGATGTTCGGTGATGGTTCAATACTGACAAATTACAAACGGGTCATTCGTGTGGTGGCTGATATGTACGAATCACTCGGCGTTTATGTCAACGGGACCCTGCTGCCAGACCGACAACTCGGCGAGGGTGTGCTCGATACTACACCGGCATCGTTTACCGGTATCAAGGAGTTGTATCTCACGGGTTGGACACGCCTGGCCCAGGTCGAGATTACCCAAACGGACCCGCAACCGTTCACGTTACTCGGCCTTGTGGTCGAAGTGGAGGCGTAAATGCTCGCGGCGTTATTTTCAATCGGTTCGGCTTTAATGCAAATGCGTGCAGGCAGCAAAGCAAAGAAAGGCGGCATGATGTACGCGACCCGAATCGAGGAGACAGGAAAGAAGCAAGCGGGGTTGCTTGAGCAGTATGCGGATCGACAGGAAGATTATGCCTCGCGCTATGACGTGTATTCACAGCGGGCAGAGGACGCACTCACCGAACAGTCACGGCTGAAATACCACTATGCGATGGGGGCCGCTGACCTAGAGGAGCTGGAAATTCCTCTGTTGGAGTTGTCGATCAAACGCCAGGTCGAAGATGAAAAAACCACCGCAATAGATCGGGAAATAGGGCGTCGCCGGCGGCTTAACAAGGCCCTGGCAAGTCAGGCGGCATTGCGTACTGCCTCTGGTATTCAAGCCTACGACGGCAGCCCGCTCGCCATGATGGGCGCGGATATTGCTCAGTTTGATTACGATCAGGCGCGCGACAAAGCCGACACTGCGCGGCGGATCGTGGATAACCGATTCTTTGGCGCCGAGCGCGCCAAACTGATGGCCAACCGAGTCTCACTACTGCGCTACAGCGCGCTGACCGAAGCTACTGCCGGGTTGGATCACGCCAAGTTGACGGCAGATCAGATCGACCTGCAGGCAGAAAGCATCCGCATGGCGGCAGAAGGCACCCGCATGAGTGCGGCGTCCAAGCTCGAGGCCAGCAAACTCGAGGCAGAAGCGGCTCGAATACAAGCGGGACAAGCAAAAACCGCCGCGGGAATATCAGCGGCGAATACCTTGCTGAATGCGGCATATCGCTATCAGCAATTAGGCGGCTAATATGGCAACAGCATCACGATACCAAGGGGATCGACCGCGGCAGGGTGCGCGCGGCGTTGATCCTTTCAGTTATGCCCGCGGGATAAGCTCGCCGGCGGCCCCCAGGATACCGATGCCGCCATCACCCTCCGGCACAGCACCGCCTGGCCCACCCACGATTTACGAGCCCAGAACGACACCGGGCGAACAAAGAATGAAGGGCGGGGCCGAGATTGCGATGAGCCTGGCGGATATGCTCAACAACTGGTCCGACAAATTTTATAAACAAGAAGCGGCGGCAGCGGAATACAAAGGCACGCAGGCGGGTACGCTGGAAGGGTTGACCGAGAGCCAGGTTGAGTTACGTGGCGGCGAGACAATCTACGACCGCGCATTCAATATCGGGGCGTTGGAAGCCTACAAAGGGCGTATACGCCTTGACGCCAAGCGCACCATCGGCGAGTACGCGGCAAGACACCAGGACGATGTGGATGTTTACGACACCCTGGTGGGTGTGTACACACAGGAGACACTGAGAGAGCAGACCGATCCGCAGATTCAAGCGTTTACCCGCCGCATTATTGAAGAGCGTGCGCTGGAATACCGCAGCGACATCCTTAAAAAGGGGTTGGAAGATGAACGGTCTATGCATTTCGGTGTGTGGGAGGTGGACCTTTTTGAGTTGGAAAAGGACCTGGCCAGCGCCATTCAAAGCGGAGATAAAGTGGCCGCCGGCAACAAGGCAAAAGACATAGCGTCGCATATTGCCACGGGTGTTGAGGCACAGTTTATTACCGCTTCGGAGGGGGTTGAAAAAAGCAAAAAATTTGAAGCGGACGCTGTTTTTCAGACCTACTTGACTCTATTTAGGGATGAGATGCGGGATGGCAACGGTTGGACATACTACGAGAGCTTTGTCTATGACAATGATGTTGAAATGACACCAGCCGTGCGCCAGCGGATCAAAAAGGAAATGGAAAACGACCTGGCGGGTTATTACCGCCACCAGGACCGCGTCGAGCGTGTCCAGCAGTTGCGGGTGAAAAAGACCCAGGACGATAACTTCAGTGAGGGGTTATTGAGGCACAGTGATGGAACATTAACTATGGTTGATATTGATTCCAAACTGTACCGGCGAGAGCTGGGCCCAACACAGTACAGCGCCCTAGCGCGTCTACTGGATGCCGATCAGGAGGAGGTCAAAGCCAAAATCAATCGTCTCACTCAGTTTGCGATTTGGGCGGATATCTACAACGGTTTTGATGAAGACGGAAAGGGCGACATTGGTGAAGCGATAGCCAAAGGGGTATCAAGCGGGGCAATAGATGGATCAACCGCTACGTCGATGCTGAAAACCATTGATGACCCAAATTTTGAGTCCGTCACCAAGAATGCGGATTATCAGGTTGCTCTCCGCCAAATCGACACACAGTTGGGGCAGGCCAGTGGACCAATGGCGTTTCTGGAACCAGACACAGCGAATACGGTTTCTGCTGCGCGTCGGGAGCTGTACAACCGGGCCAGTGAGGGGGAGAAGCCGCTGTATATTGTGGACGACATTATTACGCGGGGTTTGATGCAGCTTGGCAGAGACAACGAACCGGGAATCGTGCCGCGCTACAGTGCCTGGAATAATGATAAAACCTACAACCTCAAAGAGTCCAACCAGAAAGCCAGCAGCGCTTTGGCGAGTGGCGCCATAACCCACGATCAATTTATTGAGATCAACAACGATCAGACCCGGTATTGGGAGTGGTTTATCAAAAATAAAAGCGCCGGTAACAGCCTGGATAAAAGCACGATTGAAAAACAAAGGCGAGAGGCCGAGGGCGGATGACACACATTAAGTCATATTCCGAAGAGCGGGACGGCAAGTATTATTTATACGGCGGCCCGGATAATGAGTTGCTGGGTGGGCCTTATCACACTGAGCAAGAGGCGACCAGCCGGAGCAAAGAGGCCTCCCGCGTGCTTGGCGAGCAGCCAATTGAAAACTACAGGCAGTTCTTTGAAAGCAGGAATGTCGATGTATTCGGCGGCGGATCATTAACCCTGCCAGAATTGCCTACACAGGCGTCGTTTGATTATCCCGCTGTCAGTCAATTCAGATCAGAGCCACTGGATGACTTTGTTCAGGAGTGGGCGACGCATTACCCAACACGCGAAAGATTCTACAGCCCCGGCGCAACTGATCTGCGCGCCACTATGGAACAGGATAATCCCGAAGCGAAAGAAGCGCCGGCAGACAAGGGATCAGTCGATCAGTGGATACCCGCCTCAAACCTGTGGGACCGATCAATTACCGGCCATAGCGATATTCCCGGCATACCTGACCCACGGACTGACGTGCCGGTGCGGGATGAGGACAAATCGGGCATGGTGGCGCAGTTTATCAAAACCATATATCCGCAGGCGCAGCTCGATGAAAACATAGTCGCCGGTATTGTTGGCGACCTTATCCGGCCCTTTACCGACAACCCGGCAGGCCCGGCAATGGCAGGCGGTGTGCGTGATCTCGGGCAGGGCCTGGTCGAACTCGCCTCAGAGGTCAGCGAAGCGGCCGGCCTCGGGCCGATTGATTTTGAACTGCCGCAGATCGAATCTGCCGACGAACCGGCTGCCCATCTGGTTCGTGGTATGACACAGTTTTTTGCCGGGTTTGGTGCCGCTGGGGGATTAGCCAAGGGTGCGGGCCTACTGCGTCAAACCCTGGCCGGCGGTGCAGCCGACGCCACCTTCGATCCAGAGTTGGGCAACCTGTCGACGATGCTGCGTGAGCAGTTCAATACCGACAACGAACTGGTTAATTTTCTGGACGCAAAAGTCGGCGAGGATGCCGATGCGGTAGAGCGCTTAAACGCCCGGGTCAAGATGGTGCTCGAAGGCGCTGGGTTGGGTGCATTGGTTCCCGCCGCCATGTTCGCAATGCGCCAGATGAAAGAGGGCGCACCCGAGGCGATTCAAGCAGTGAAAGACGTTATCGCTGGGCGTCCAGGCAACCTACAGAAGCAGCTCGGAATGGTGGCGTTTCACGGCGTCCCTGATCTTTCAATGGTTGACTTGGGCCCTTCGGCAGTGGTTGCTACCCAGTCATCAGAGGCCCTACCGTCAACCGGCCTGCTCCAGGGGAGGATCATCAAGCAATACCCGATTGAGAAACAAACCGAGTATCAACGCGGCATGGATGAGATAACGGATGGTTTTGTTGAAGAGATTATAGGTATCGATAGGGTAAGCTCAGTTAATGCTCCATCGCGTTATGGGGGGCATATCGGTGAGTCTCAGCAAATTGTCTATAAAGTAGAGACTACGGTAGATGTTGATGGGTTTACTGTCCCATCTGATGCGACAAAGACCCAATTAAAACAGGCTGCTGCGATAAAGGGGTATATACAAGAACAGGACGCAGTTGTTAACTCATTCCTAACGCCGGTAAAAGACCCTAACCTTGCGGACGCGGCAGAGCTTTATGTCGGGCGAGTGATTACCCATGATGAGATGGTGCAAGTCGATGAATTACTTGGGCGTTTAGGCAAAGAACACGGGTTCGATCCTGACGACATAGCCTTGCCCACGACAGCGGAAGGGGTTAATATACTGAATGTATCGTTCGGTGATATAGATTCCGAAACATTCCACGTTATCGGCGATACGATAGCACAACATTTTGATGTTGGTGATATTGGGTATTTTAAGAATACACTTTTAGATGACGGTTATGTCGGAGGTTTCAGTGGCTACCAATCAGGTCAAGACGCGTATCGGAAAATTTGGAGTGAAACGAATCTACGGGGATCAGGAGCGGGCCGACAGGGCGAACGCTGGTGGGGCCACGCAGATCGTATTGAAGCGAAGAAAGCAGAAGTCTCAGCCTACACCGAAGGATACGTAAAACAAAATCCCCTCCCCAGGAAGAATATTCGCCAGATCGGCGAAGAGTCGGACATCCGCTATAGCGAGCGGGGTGAGACTCTAGACCCTAAAGACTTCAGTCCAGAAGCCCGAGAAACCCTCGCCACAAGACTCCACGACGAGGTTGTCACCGTACTACAGGGCGGTGATAAAGACGCTAGAGGGTGGTATACCTCCAAATACCAAGAAGCCCTCGATGTCACATCGAAACACCTGCCAGGATTACGTAAGTCGGATAAAACCGGGCGCCGTCTCTTTACCACGTTTATAGAGATTGCTTCAGACCAGGCCGTTGTACCTGCGAACTACAGTAATGCCGTTAAGGTATGGCAGTCTTACCAGAAGACCGGGAAAGTAAATTCCCTTATTCCAACAGGGAAAGCGAGCGCCTCGTACAGAAAGAACCTCAACCTGCTCCAACGCCTGATTGACGGGAAAGGCCCAAAGGGGGTGAAAGGGTTAAAGGGTGCGATGGATTGGTTGGATGAAACCGCTCGAGTGGGCGATATTGAAAAAGAATTAGGCATAAAGTTAAGTGGGTATTCAAAGAACGCTGTATTACCCAGGCAGGTCGCGTTCGGGCCGAAGCTGGGAATATTTGGTGCAAACTTGAAAGGCTCGCCACAGTATCTAACGATGGATCGTTGGTGGTCGCGGACCTTCAACAGGTTAAGGGGAACGATGGCGCCTCCCCCCACTGAGAAAAGTATTCAATCCTTCAAAAAATTGATAGGGAAACCAAGAGCCCAGAAAAAAACCGTACTTAAAGAAGCGGAGAAGATCGCAAAAGCGTGGGCCAAGCGTGGCTTCAAGAACGGCACCCCGCTAGAGAGAGCTGCTAACACCATTTATAAATCTAGTATCGAACTGAGGGACGCCCCAATAAATGTTGGGGATCGGAAGTTTCAGCAATCAGTCACAGAGGATGCTGTTAGCGCACTGCGAAACGAGGGTTGGGATGATATGACTGTGGCTGATCTACAGGCCATTGTTTGGTATCACGAAAAACGGAGGATGAGAGAATATGGCAGCAGAGCGCCAATCGATGAACTAGATTTTTCGGATGCGGCAAAACAATATTGGACTAAAAAATAATGGCAATCCCCAAATACCCCGATCAACCGCTGCAGCCGCCACTCGAATCTATCGAGCCTGACGTGCTTACGCCAGAACCTGATCCGGTGCAGGTAGCCGGGAAGTTCGGCGGGTTCCGGGGCACCAAAAGCGCAACCGAAATACGCGAAGGCGTAGAGCAGCGCAGGATACCAGCGTCTACGATGGAAGACGCGGCTGATATTATTGTGCCGCCTGATGGCCCTGTTGATCCGGGTAGGCCCTCCGCGGTGGATATTGAACAACGCAACATCAATTTTAATCACATTGAAACCAATGACGATGTCCTACGCACTATTGACACCATCAGTGAGCAGGGCGATCACTTTGTTACCAACCGTCGCGGGGCGCGCAGCGTGGATCAGACTAAAGCTGCTGCGGCAGAGGTTGAACTTGAAAGCATCATTGGCCGCGCTGTAGGGACGGCATTTAATGCCGAGCAGATTATTGCGGCCCGCACCATGCTGGTTGAATCTGCGGAGCGTTTACAGAATGCGTCGCGCATAGTTCGAGAGGGTAATGCCACTGAAGCTGATCTGCTGGCCTTCCGGCAGATGGTGGCGCAGCACGCGGCCATTCAGCAGCAGGTAGCCGGCGCTACCGCGGAAGCGGGCCGGGCATTAAATGCTTTTAAGGTAACAGCGGAATCGGGCCTGCTGCGGGCTGAACAGGTGCGTAAGGCACTGGATTCGGCTGGCGGTGCGAAGGCGGCCGTAAAACTGGCCGAGCTGATAGACGATGCCGCGGACCCGGCTGCAGTAGCCAAGGCGGTGCGTAAGAACTGGAATGCAAAAAGTTCCGATATGATCCTCGAGTTCTGGATCAACGGCCTGCTGTCCTCACCAGCCACCCACGTTGTCAACACCACATCCAACGCCCTGGTGGCGTTGTGGCAGGTGCCGGAACGACTGCTCGCGTCCGGCATATCCAAGGCATTGCGGTCCGAAGATGGCGTGAAATCAGGTGAAGCGGTGGCCCAGCTTTATGGTATTGTCCAGGGTTCGCGCGATGGTTTGAAATTATCCTGGCGCGCGCTCAAAACCGGTGAGCCAACCGATGCCCTCCAAAAATACGAAGCCCGCAAATACCGCGCCATCACCGCCGAAAATGTCTCGGCGATCCTGGGTAAAACGGGCAGGGTGGTTGGGCTTGATCCCACTGCCGTGGCTAATGGAGGGGTTGTGGCTCGAGGCGTGGACCTCATGGGCGAAGCGGTACGCCTCCCGGGACGGTTCCTCGGAGCGGAGGACGAATTTTTTAAGGCGGTTGGATACCGAATGGAGCTCCACGCACTCGCCTACCGCCAGGCCGCTAAAGAAGGACTGACAGGCCGCGACGCCGCGGCACGTATCACTGACATAATCAACAACCCGCCTGAGTCGCTGCACATGGAAGCGATCCAGGCCGGCCGTGTTCAGACGTTTACTAACGATCTGGGTGAATTTGGGCGCGGTGTACAGCGGCTGGCCAACAGTCAGCCTGCAGCAAAACTGCTACTGCCGTTTGTTCGCACACCAGTAAATATTGTCAAGTTTGTGGGTATGCGCTCACCTATGGCACCGTTTGCCAAGTCATTCCGCGCAGATATAAGGGCAGGAGGTGCCCGCCGTGATCTGGCGCTGGCACGCATGGCAATGGGTTCGCTGATAATGATGG